AACAAGCAGGGCCAAATGGAGGAGAATCAAAAATGACTAACCGAGCGAGTTATATGTCTCATACACCCGCTCAACGCTATTATAACCGTATTCTTTAGCCAGTGTCATGGCCTCAGAGTCTCGATATGTTTTGCCATCAATAAACGTAAACAGTTGTTCGCCTTTATCCCATTTGTTTAACGCCACCATATAGTACGGCCCAAACTTAATATGTTTGATTCGCTTATTAAACTTTCTTAGATTTAGACTAACCACTAAACACCGCCTGAAGTCCTAAGAACACGGCAATTAAAACCAAGACCACCAACAATGCGCCAATTAGCCCAACATTGTTAATGGTAGAAAATAAAAGCGCATTACGATCTGGATCTAACTGAATTAGATCTTTCTCAATCTCGCCGGTGTAGAACAACTTCTCTAAGCGCATCTTGTTTGTATCATTCGGCAATGAATTACCTGACTCCCAGTTGGCGACCTGCCTCGAGGTCACGCCAATTATGTCGGCAAGCTGTTCTTGCGTCAGTCCAACTTTAATTCTAAGTCGTTTAATGTTGTCAGCGCTACGCATATTCTTTGTTAAATTTTTATCCGCCATCATCTTTCTCCTCAATAAAGTCCTCAATTTGTAACTTTGCATCTTCAAATCCTGCCGTGACTATAACATTTTGGTTAATGCTTTGTAAATAATTGTGCCAGTCCTTTTGTTCTGGAGATATTCTACCGCCACTAGCTTTCTTCATCTCGATCCACAGCATCCACGCCGGGACGTACAGGTCTGGGACTCCGCGCATGACTCCCTCGGCCTTTAATCGTGCCGCAGTCGCGATATTTCTTTGACCGCCGTTTGGTATTGCGATGATCCTTATCCCTTTGTAGTTTTTCCGAAACCAACTTACAAATTCTCTTTGCTCAACGTGTTCAGATCGACCAGTTCCTTTTGAGGACGCGGTAGTATTTGCCTTCCTTCTTGTAGAGTATCTCATGCGGTGCCTTCCCTTGATTCATGATAGAACAAATTTCATCAAGCGATGACGTCTTAAGTTTCTTGATATCAACTTTAGACTCTGACGCAATTTCAGCCAGTTTCATAGCGGCCTTGGTTCCGGCATAGCCAAAGTGCGTTAATGGAAAATATTCTGATATCACTGGATCACTGAGAATGTTCGAGTAATATTTAACTTTAACCATTTCTTTTCCACTTGCACGAGATAGATGCTTTGACCAATTCCAAGACTCAACTACGAGATCATTGCCTGCACTGCCCATTATATCGACGTCTGACAGTCGATACTTCTTCTCTTTTGGCTCTGGGAACTCATATCCGCAGTCTGGGCAGACTTTTACGGCTGGCGCGATCAAACTGTCACACTCTGGGCAGGTCTTTACTGGCGCCTCTCCAGTGCCTTTACCGGCCTTGTTTGGCGGCTGCACATTTGTGATCGGCCCGTGCATCTGTACAACGCCAGCAAAATCTAGCACCAAACAGTGATCGGTGTGGCTCTTAATGCGCATACCACGCCCAGCCATCTGCACATACAGCCCGGCAGACATTGTGGGCCTGATCATGGCGATTAAGTCGATGTCTGGATAGTCGAAGCCGGTAGTCAATACATTGGCGTTTGTGAGCGCTCTAAGGCGTCCAGATTTGAAGTCGGCAATCATGCGCTCTCGCTCAATCTTAGGCGTCTCTCCGGTGATGCAATCCGCAGGGATGCCAGAGTCCACCAGCATATCTTTAATGGCGTGAGCGTGGTCTACGCCAGCGCAAAAGAACAACCAAGCCTTGCGGTCGCCAGCCAATTTAATCACTTCGCGCACGACTTCCGCGTTTGTGTGCGACTTATTTACGGCTGCTTGCAGTTCTTTCTCAATAAACTCGCCGCCTCGACGGTGTACGCCTTTAACGCTCAGTTGCGTTCCTGTCAGTTTAGAGCGTAGCGGCGCAAGGTATTTATCCTCGACCAACGCCTCGATGCTGGTCGGCTCGATCAGGTCATGGAATATGCCCTCGTCATCGGTCAGCATTCCGTGACCGAGTCTGTACGGCGTCGCAGTCAATCCAACAACGCGCAGCGCAGGATTAATAATCTTGAGCGCATCGATTAGTTTACGGTAACTGGTATCCGTGTTATGGGATATCAGGTGTGCCTCATCGACAATCATCAGATCAATATGCCCTATTTCGTGGGCCTTATTTCTGATAGACTGAATCCCAGCAAAGGTGATTTTGCAATGGGATTCTTTACGCCCAATTCCTGCCGAATAGATGCCTAGCGGTGCGTCGGGCCAATGCAAAAGCATCTTTTCCGCATTCTGCTCGATTAATTCCTTGACGTGCGTCGCCATTAGTATACGAGTGTCAGGCCATCTTTTTATCGAGTCCTGACATATCGCGGCTACGACGTGCGACTTTCCACTTCCGGTCGGCAAAACAATGCACGGGTTCCCGTGCCTGTTAAACCGAAACCATTCGTAGAGTTGATCAATCGCTAATTTCTGGTACTTCCTGAGCATCTAATTTGTCCAGTTCATCGGTCACAAGTTTTGCGTAGCCCTCTATGTCGAGCCATGAGTCACGAAGGAAGTAATTGCCGCACAAGATACGAGCCAGTTTGTTGCATATCATGTCCAGGCTTTCGTTCATGTACGCTGGCATCGTTTTGTAGTTTGGCGACTCTCGAATGGTTCGTTTTAAGAGCTGGCTGGTTTTACTAACATAAGTGTAATGTCCGTATTGCCCGTGACGCTCGGCTAGTGTGCTTTCTATATCTGTCTTAATCATCCTGATATCTTGCCTCCAAAGTTAGATCTTAGGTTTCCAATAAACTCGTCTGAACTCAGACAAGCATCCGTATTGCTAACAAGCTCACTGCTTGCAAAACAATCTTCTCCATTGCCGTTCTTAATGAACTGACCGTTGATCTCGAACGTAACAACGTTAGGATCATCGCCTTCCATCCTCGACCAAGGCACAACGTCCTTGTGCAGTATGTGGTCGTCGCATCCCTTATGCTGAAAGTCCTCGGGAATGTTGTCCGCGTTGTGTCTGTTACACGTCCAAGTTCCGCTGTCTTTCGGCTCCGAGTGGGCGCACGTCCGACAGTTAATTTGTTTTGTTGGTTTGTTTTCGTGGCAGATATGTTTCGCCGGACACATCTTGCATTGGAACCAAGTCGGATCGCTCGACAATCTTGGCGGCGCTTCCATCGAGGTCGCAACCCATTCTCCCTTGCGCAGTAAACGCTCGGCAAACTCTTTGTCAAATTCAACAATCTCGGTGTACATCTCGTCGTTGTCTTTGCACACGGCGACATATAAAGATTTATGTATTTCTTTTCCAAGCATATACACTTGCATCTGAGCGTAATGCATAGGCTTAGAATCTTTAACGCCTTTGCGAGATACATCATCAAAAGAACGTTTGTTGTGTGTTTTAAACTCTGCTAAAAATTCTTCCATCTCATGATTGGGGACGCCGCTCTTGATCACGCCATCAACTGATCCGCTAACGTGTCCGCCAAAATCAACTCGCGCCTGATTGTTTCCAACGTCTCGAATATCGATGCCGATTGCTCGCAGGTCACTGACAATGGTGCGTTCCTCATCGTGGCCTCGACGAAAGAGGCGGCGAATACGACCGGGGAAATTCTCCGCAAACGTCCACCGAAACATATACCAAAGATATCGCTCGCACTTATGCCCGAGCAAACTGCCGCCCATGTGTCCACGCTGCGTATCAGTTTTCTCTTGGTGGTATCTGTCGATCAGCTCTACGATTTTGCTCATTCAAATCCTTTTATTTTTCCTAACAATTTATCAAGATGTAAATTTGGTTTTCCGTTTTTCCTTTTCATTTTTAAATAGAGGGCATACTCTATTTTGCCCATTACTTTTTTAACTTTATCTTTTTGGTTTTGAGAAAATAAATAATTTAATTCAGATGCCCCATTGAAAGCTAATTCGTCGAGCATACCAAGCTCTGAATCCGTTAGCTCTAATACATTAGTTTTATTGTTCATAAAAAAACCTTTAAAAAAAAGAGGGCCGAAGCCCTCTGTTTATTTAGCCCAAGGCGCAGTTGCACCGTTGGATTTTTTGGGCGGCGTTGGCATTGCAGATCCACCGTCCATTGGTTTCCAGTCTTTAACATCATTGCTTGCAGGCCACTGCTCAGTTGCAGCTCTAATTGTGACTTTGATTTTAAGATCGATGCCGACTAGCTCATCGCTGTCTTTCGGTAGCGCAGACATTCCACCAGCCATTGCAATCTGGCTTAACTGTTTCCTACCAATCCCTTCAGCTGCCGCGCTCTTATTGTTGATAGTAATGTTCCCGAAGATAACTCGACCACTATAGTCACCGCCAATAATATCATACCTGCAAGCAATAAATCGCCCGTTTCCGGCCTTGGTTACTTTAATCTCAGCGCCCATGATGCGAGCGTCGTACCAGCCGTCAGGCACTGGTGAATACTCTCGAGGTGAATCGTCTACTACTAAATCGTGGTTATCAAATTCTAGATCCATGTTTATTTTCCTTTTTCGTTTGTTATTGCAAATGATGGTCTGCTCGGCGTCGTTGTTATGGCGTCTAACAGAGGTTTGGTAATGCTCTCGTCAGCGTTCCGCCAGCTCTTCATGTCAAGCTCTGGTTTCCAGCGGAACAAAGTGCTCAGGTGATCCGACAGGCCATGCTCTTCTGCCAGATCTTGTAGCTTTCCAGAATCAATCTTGCGATTAAGTCTGGTCGTTATCTTGACCGATAGATCGCCATCGATAACACG